GCATATACGATTTACTACAAAACCAAATGGATTTTTGTTTCATTCTTACCGAGTCTAAATACAATGTAGGACATTGGACTGCTTTGATTAGGAACGATAACAAGTTTGAATACTTTGATTCGTATGGTGACAGCCCTAAATCTATATTGGACTTTATCCCACGTTATATGAATCAACAATTAGGAAACAATTGGAATGAAGATTTAGGCAAAATCATCAAAAGTATAAAACCAAGCGACAAATTTTTATACAACAAAACCCCTCTTCAACAAGAAATGCAAGATGTTAATACGTGTGGACGCTGGGTCATCCTGCGTGTTGCGACTTTCTTAAAAGAGAGCCTTGAGAACAAGCAATTCGTATCGTATATCAAGAAACAACAAAGAAAGGTCAATAAACCATTTGATGAAGTAATTTGTATGTTGGTCTAACCTCAATTTTTTATATAAAGATAATATATAATGTCTCGTTTTGAATACGTGTATCTAAACTGTCTGATTAATAATATAGACTCAAAAAGCACTATTAACCACGAGCCTCACCTTGTCTTCAACGAGCAGAGGGATTCACCGTTAATTGAGAACTGCCAAGACTACGACCTAGCAATTAGCAATTTTAAGGTAGACCTCAAGTGTTTACCCACTTTCATACCAACGATTCGGTACTCTGATAACGATAGTCTCGAAGCGACACGAAACCAGACCATTTATACGATTACTTTAACCTATGGTGGTTTTGCGAGTACTGCCAATGTCTACTATACACCTCAGGATAAAACGAACGGAACAACACCGCCCATGTTCAAAGATGGTTATGCTGATTATCGGTCAGGCTATTACAACCTATACAATTACGAGTTCTTCTTTGTAATGGTTAATGAAGCGATAAAACAAGCGTTTATTGGATTACAAGAGACATTAGTAACCTACAATCAGACCAAAGATATAGGCAAAAGTATGCCATTTTTCATATTTGATAAAGACACAGGATTAATCTATTTGAATGCTCCTGAATCCACTTTTAACGACGACACGGAAGATGTCGTTTCAATTTATTTGAATAAACCGCTTTACAGACTATTCAATTCTTTACCATTCACACACCAGACGGAAACATTTATGTCTATCTCGCCAAGAACTCTTACTATGAGTGGTTTTAAAATCAATATGAGTAATTTCGGAAACATCGCCGAAACCCAATTTTTGCCACCACAATCAGACGGAAGTGTAGCCACAACCAAAGTGAATTACTTGTCGGTTTACCAAGACTATACCACGCTTGACACTTGGTCTCCTGTTGAGTCTATTGTGATATCGAGTAATACGATTCCAGTTCGGTCTAGCAATACGTCAGCGAATCATTCTTTTGAAAATGGTTCTGAAACCATTAGCGGGTCTAGCAATATTGTAGAACTGGAATTATCTGATTTCAAATCGGGGTCATTCATTGCGGGTGTGATATACGAGCCTTCTTATCCACGCTGGATAAATATGCGAAACCAAAGCGAACTGACCAATATTAACATTGAAATGTTTTATCGCAGTAAATTAGATGGTTCATTAGTCCCCGTTCATATCAATTCGGGCGGAACGTTTAGTCTTAAATTAGTCTTTAGGAAGTTAATGTAGAACCCTATTTGTCTCAATTATATAAAAGGTTGATATAGCATGTATAGGAAGAAGAAACTAACCAAGAAAGATTTAGAAGATATTTCAAGTATGCCCTATGAAAAACAGGTCAGTCTGTTCAAGACAAGAGCAATGAATAGGTATAAAGAAAACGATATGCAGTTGAACCCGACGAATTATAAGCCAAGTGATAAAGTATTCCAGAAAAAATACAATACCCGACTTCGTGGATATAACATCAATCTTTTAGAAGAACAATTAAAGGGCGAATCTTTAAGAAGAAGTTCCAGAATTAATTAACATTCGTTAAAATTATTATCTTAACACAATATATAATGTCCAGCGAACTCAGCACGTTTCTTATTGAAGACCCCCGTATCAGTCGGATCACCTCCGATATCCACGTAGCAGTCAAAGACGGACCCGCCTCGTGCGTGATTCAGGGTTACCCTACGAACTCGAACAGTGCCTCAACCACTCTTTTCAATGTAAATGTACCGAGTGAAAACACCCTCGTCGACCGTAATATTCGTGTTCAAGGCACTATTCAGTGCGTGATGGAATTGACCGTCGGTGCGACGGCTATCCCTCTAGCAAGTCTGCAAATTGTTCCGTCGGTATTTCCACTCAACCAAGCACTTCAATCGGCATCGCTTACCCTCAACAACGCCAAGGTAACCGTCCAATCGGCAGATGTACTTAACATCATCACTAAACAATACCATCAACGATTTTTAAGCAAACACATCCAAACTACTCCATCTATGGTAGACAAATATTACGCCAAAGCGGTCGATGCTATGGGTGACAACAAGCCGTCGGGATGGGGTTCGGGTATCGATAACGCTGAAAAGGATTCGGACACGGTTGGTCGTGCGGATTCTAACATCAGTTATGTCGTCTATAACGTGTTAGGTGTTCCAGTGAATACAGACCTAGCCGTCGCCACGACTTACTATGTAGAGATTTCGCTTGAAGTCAATGAACCCATTCTCGGAATGCCCACTCTTGAATTCAAAGAAGATGAATCGTCTTATTTAGGCATTAACAACCTTGAACTCGTGCTTCAATACAATGACTTTAAGAATGTGTTCAACGTAAACCAAGAAGTAGTAATGGCTTTCACTGGTGGTGTAAAGTTTGGAACTCAAGCGTCCACTCTCTTTTTGAAAGACGATGCCCGTATCATGGCTCGTTACATTAGTCTTCATCCGTCGCAATACGCCAAACTCAGTGCCAAAAATGTGCTTCCTTTTGATGAGTTTGTAGCCTACAAGACGACTCTTTCTCTACCCGCAGATGGTGTAGGAGTAGATAGTGCTATGACCAACGTAATCAGTATGCGTCAAGTGCCTGATAAGATTTACATCGTTGTCCGTCCTCAATATCGGTCGCAGAAAGCCTACTGGTCGAACAACCTGTGTTACCCAATTTCTCAAGTAAATATCACCTTCAATAACAAAGCGGGTCTTCTTTCTGAAATGGATGCTTATTCCTTGTACCAAATGTCTCGCCGTAACGGCTCTCAGCAATCGTGGAGTGAGTTCCGTGGTGTCGTCCGTAACGGCAATGGCGAAACATACAATTCTTTAGGAAGTATTATCGTGATAGATCCCTGCCGTGACCTTGGTTTAAGTGATATGCTTTCGAGTTCGAGTCTTGGTCAGTTCGGTTTCCAAGCGATTGTCACCTGCAAACCTATGGAATCCATTCTGAACTCGGAACTTGGAAACATTGAACTCTGTGTTCTTGCGAATTACGGCGGTGTTATGATTACTGAAAGGGGTTCGTCCGCAACGATGTCTGGATTACTCACCAAATCTGCTGTCCTTGAGGCTAAAGAAAAGGGTGCTGGTATGGTGGATTACGAAGACGTTGAAAATCTGTCGGGAGGCAACCTTGCGAAAAAAGGTATCACTTCGCTCGGTGAAGTGCTAAAACGCAACAAAGGAGCAATCGGCAAGGCGGTCGGCAAGGTGACGGAGAATGTATTAGGAGGAAGCAAGATGTCGTCTTATTCCACTTCTGGCGGGTCGAAAATTTCCAAATATATGTAAAGGTTTAGCAATTAGTCTCCAACAAATTTTTTTTTATCTCAATAGATATTATATGGAACACACGAACATTGTCTCAAGTCCGCTGGTCGGCATCTCAGGTGGGAAATTAGACAAAGAAGTGATTAAGAAAGTGGTAGAGAACCTTTCGTTGACTCCTGCCAACAAACGCCGATTGAAGAAACTTGAAGCATTACATGGTGCTGGTTTTTGGTCTGATTTTGGTACTGGATTTAAGAAAGGCTTTACGGACACTCTTGATGTCGCTGGTAAGGTCGCAGATGTAGGAGTAAAACTTGCCCCATTAGCACCCCTTCTGATGGCTGGGTCTAAACCCGACCTTGAAAAAGCAAAAGAATCGCTTAAAAAATACGTCAATCGTCAACGGAAAACTATGCCGACAAAAAAACACTTGGCATTATTGGAGGAACACGGAATCATAAGCAAAAAGGAAGGTGGTAACGTATTTAAGGATATTGGAAAGGCAGCCAAAAAAACAACCAAATCCGCTGTGAAGGCGACCAAATCTGCGGTTAAGTATGTTGGCGACCACGAAAAAGATATTCGCAAGGTAGTTAAAAACCCAATCGTAAAGGGTGCTATCCTCGGGGCGACTTCGCTTGTTGCTCCAGAATTAGATCCGCTCATTGCAGTAGCCCTGTCGGGTGCTGGAAAAGCGAAGAAACAACCAAGTGCGTGGATAAAATTCGTAATGGATTACTCAAAAAAACACAATATAAAATATGGTGATGCTCTCAAGAAGGCTGGACCTGAATACAAAAAGATGAAAGGGGGATACAATATGGCTTATTAATCATATATTACTAATGGTAACAAATGATTTAGTTTTTTATATATGTGTTCAATGCCACGTCAACACTCGTACCCATATGAGCAGTGTCTTCTTTCAATGATTTCATCATTCCACTATATTTTGAACTTAAGTAAATATTGCGAAGCATACTAGAGCCAATATTACGACCGAATATTTTGTTTAATATTTTCGTTATATCGCCCGACTTATTAATTGGCTCACCATCAATCCATACCAAGAAATGAACGTCGTGCTTTTTATTTTTCAGTTTGCTTTTTTGAGGGTGATGCTTTAGATAGGATTGAATTACACCCATAAGGTCAGGCTCAATCGGTATCTCAATTGTGTTATACTTGTGGTCGGTCTTGTAGTTATTAAAAATGAATTGTTTGTTCTTTAAATCCAAATAGTTAAAATTGGTGTCCGTCATATCGTTTGATAACTTCATAAGACAATAGTCAATATTTCGGCGAGGTGCTTGTAAGACATACAGAGACAAAACAAGATGATGAAGCATTTGAGCATATTCTTTTTTGTTGGTTATTTTCTTATTCACTTCTAATGATTTCAATTTTTCTTCAATCTCTGATTGACTCATCCAGTTGTCTTCTTGTGTCTCGGTCTTTTCCGTGCGAACCTTCAAGCCATTATTCATCGTAGTAAGCAACTCATAATATTGTTGATATAATTTTTCATTGGAATTCTTTAAAACAACACACGCCGATATAATAAAACTACGTTGGGTGGTTGGCTTGTAATCTTGAATGATCCCTAATACATGCTTCATGTCTTTTAAGAAATTCAGGTCAGTGACCTCTTTACTATCATTTAATTTGAATAAGTTCCTTGCATACAGTTTTTGACTGCTTTCACCGATGGGTTTGTCTCGTTTTTCAAATATAGATTGTAGGAACGGATTCATATATACATAGTTTAGATTTTAAATTATTAGATTATTATTTAATTTACCATTGAATAATAAACTACTATATATATATATGCCTAATCCAAGTAATCAAGTGTTATATAATAAAGTGAAAGAAGAGGTCATGAAAAAATACAAAAAATCATCTGCCTATTCTTCTGGAGCTATTGTCAAAGAATATAAAAAAAGAGGTGGTGAATATGAAGACGATGGTACTGAAAAAAAACTCGACCGTTGGTTTTTAGAAAAATGGGAGAATGTTGCTAAACCAAATCAATATCCTGTATTGAGACCAACTATAAAGGTAAACAAAGATACCCCTTTGACGATTGATGAAATTTCAAAGTCCGTTTTAAAGAAACAGATTAAACTAAAACAACAATTAAAAGGAGACAAAAAACTACCTGTTTTCAAAGGAGGAAGCCTAAAGACAAATGAATTGAAGCAATTTTTAGAAGCATCTTATTTAGATCCAGCACCAAATGATATCAATGGTTACACTTTAGACACAACATTATCAAATCTATATGGTAAGGTTTATGTCAATACCAACTTAAAGAAGGTTGTCGTTAGTTTTCGTGGAACTGGTAAAGAGAACTTAGGGGCAGACTGGATACCAAATATAGTATATGGTGTAAACTCATCTGCTTATAAATTAACACCTAGATATAAAACAGCAGTTAAAATGTATACAGACGCAATGAAAAAATATAGGGGATATAAGTTCATTTTGGCAGGGCACAGCCAATCGGGAATAATAGTAAATAATCTGTGTTCCGATAAAGTTGAAAATTGTATCAGTCTAAACCCTGCCTACAAGAACGCAAGTTTAAAAGACAACGAGTATATTATAAGGAGTTCGGGCGACGTTGTCTCGTCTTTGTCAGCACCGAAGAAGTTTTTTACTTCAATCTTGTACCCTAACTGGAGTAAAGAACACCTCGTTACGATACCCGCTAAAACGAACAATCCATTGACCGAGCATAAAATTGATATTTT